TTATACTTCTTGCAGAGTGGAACGGGGCACTAGGCACGTTACAAGTTAAAATGACCTTTGGGTCTGCGGGCACGTATTATTTCAATGGCCCTATGGCGGTGGATACGGTAGCGGTAAGCGAAAAAGCAAGCGGCGGACTCGTCGAGGTTACTTACTCACTCACAAGTAACGGAATCTGTAAATTTGACGCAGCACTATAAGGGTAGGTGATAACCGATGGTTAATGTAATAACCTCCGGACACCTTGCCGTTCTTTATATCAGCGGTGCGACTACCGCGATGGGTGCGACCGAAGCGACGACACCTAACGCTGGTAAAAACGTTTTCACTATCGACGCTCCGACTAAGCGCGTGTGGGATCCCACCTATGCGTTAACGCCAACGTGGAGCGCCGGACCGACAGGCACGATAACTAAGAACCGATTAACCGGGCAGTTATACTCAACAGCGAATGAAACGACCAATACGGTTACGGTTACGGGTAAATACCTTCCGATGGCCGCTATGTTATATGCTAAAGACTTCTCGATGAGTATAAAGTCGAAGGTCGTAGATACAACGGCGATAAACTGCACAAGTCCTGCGGCGTATGAGACCAAACAACGGGCCCTTTCAGAAGTAACGGGCACGCTAGGGACGTTCTTTACCCCCGATGCGGCGGCTACGTTTGGCACGGCGATAACGGAATACTTTATCAATAGTTTAACAAACGCCACCGTATTCGCTTTAGAGTTGTATGTTTCAGCAAACTACAGCCTGAGAGCGTGGGTTACCGTTGACACGGAAGCGATAAAGGCGAGCATTAATAACGTGCTCGAAGAAACGGTAAGCTTTAGAGGCGTCGTAGACGCAGACGGTAGGGTAATTTCGCAACTTTAAAATTGTAATCTTAGGTTTATAATCATCTATTGTTAGATGGTAGGAAGCGATACGCTTTGGAGAAAAACGGAGATAAGGCTACGAAAGTGGACTCGGCTATGAGTCTACGCGATCGAATATTGAATGCGAAGGATACGCGCGAAGAAATAGTAGACGTCAGCGAATGGGGCTGGGGAAAAGTCCTTGCTAGAAACCTTACGGGGTTAGAGCGTGCGATACTTAGTAAATTAAGCACGTTCAGCGTTAACGGTAAGATGACATCGAAACAAACTGCGGCAGATACGGTAATACTGGGTTCATATGATCCCGCTACTGGGGAAAAGTTATTCACCGAAACCGACAGGAACGCACTATTGACGCATAATAGCGCACCGCTCGATAAGATAGCCGGAGTTATAAACGAACTGTCGGGGTTATCGATTGAGTCCGAGGACGAAGCGGCAAAAAACTAGAGAACGACAATTTCCGCCGTGCGTGTTTCTCGATGGCGCGACATATATTCCATATGCCCGTAAGAGCGATGTTAGAACAAATAGATAGTTATGAACTAACGGAATGGTTTGCGTATCTCGAGATAGAGGCAAAAGAGCAAGAGCGCGAGAATAAGCGCCGGGAAGCGGAGGCGAAAGCTAGTAGTAGCGGAAGCGCGCCGACGTTTTAAATATTATTAAAGCATACCCTCTTAGATACATAGGTAAGGGGGTGTAAAACCAAACATGGATATAAAACGCGAGATACCCTGGTGGGTTCTTATGGCAATAGTATTCGTATTTTGCTATAATACCACATTATAGGGTATTGAGGCTGGATAAAAGGATAGATAATGGCCGTTGATATAGCGGAATTAATGATTAAAATCGGAGGGGATGCTTCCGAGTTAAAGAACGCTGTTAGTGATGCGAAGGGGTCTGTTGAATCATTATCCAGTACACTTGGGTCTGTCGGTAAGGGTCTTACGGTTGGTGTAACTGCCCCGATCGTAGCTATCGGAGCCGCGGCTTTAAAGGCGGCGTCGGATGTTGGTAGCGGATATAGAGAGATACAAAGGCATACGACGGATACTGGCGCTGCCCTTACAGCCCTTAAAGGCGTGTATGACAATGTATTTTCGTCCGTGCCCGTAGGTGCGAAGGAGTTAGGGACGTCGTTAGCTAGCTTAAACACGATGACGGGGTTAACGGGTGCCGGTTTAGAAGAGTTAGAAACTAAATACATAAATTTATCTCGCGTGATGGACGCCCCGCTTATACCAACGATAGAAAGCGCCACTATGGCATTTAAGGCGTTTGGCATCTCCGCTAAAGATCAATCAGGGGAGCTGGATAACCTATATAAAGTAATGCTGGCCACCAATTACGCGCCCGCTGAATTATTAGGTACATTACAGGATGGCGCCCCCGTGTTGCAGGCGTTCGGGCTCAATCTCGATGAGTCGGCAGGCTTTTTAGGGAAATTGCGCGATATGGGACTAGATGCTGCGCCTGTAATAACCGCCATGCGTACCGAGATAGCTAAGGGTGCCACGGAGTATAAACAGGACGTAGCCGCGCTGGAATCAGATACCCTCGCCCTCTCTAAAAATACCGACTCGAAAAAGACGGCCACGCTTTCTGCTCAGGTTTACGCGGATAAACAAAAAATAAATACTGACTTAAACCAAAACTTGGGTGAGTCGTTTACTTCTTTAGTTACCAAGATTAAAAACGCCAAAACCGAGACAGAAGGTATAAACTTAGCTATGCAGGCCTTTGGGACTAAAGGCGGTTTAGCGATGTATAAGGCCATAACCGACGGCTCTATAAGTCTTACTAATTTTAAAGACGTTACTAAAGACGTTAAAACCGATATTAACGGGATGGCTACGAGCACTACCACACTATCCGACTCGATGACGGTGTTAAAGCAGCGTTTAGAACTAGCTATGACCCCCCTCGGGACGGCTATGACTACTGCCGTTAAAAACGCGGAACCGCAGTTCCAAGCACTAACCGGTGTTGTAGAACAAGCAGGTAAGGCATTCGCAGCGTTACCCCCGGATATGCAAACCGATATAGTACTTATCGGTGGTATTGGCGCCGCTATAGGGCCGACGTTGGTAGGGGTCAGCCAGTTTGCATCCGGTATCGCACAGATAGGGGCGGCGGCATCGGGATCGACGGGCGGGATTAAAGGATACGGTCTGGCATTAGGTGAGCTGACGATAGTTTTAACGGCGGCGTTGGTTGCGCAAGAGCTATTAAACACCCAGATGGATATAAGCGCCCATAACGAAGTGTTGAAACAAGCAAACCAAGCGAAAGACACGGTAACGGGCACTAAAGACGACCCGTGGAATTTTGATTTATACGGCGCCCTAGATCAATTCACAGGGGGTGGCGGAAATCAGAAGGGGCCCGTGGTCATCAAGGTAACCGGGGACTTGACGCAATTTAATTCAGCGATGACCACGGCTGTTGCGCAACATCGAGAGGCTCAAATAGTCGCGCAAGCAATAACAGCATCCGCTACCTCAGATTTGGATACAACATCAAGGGTAAACCGTATAGCGGTAATCACCGCGCAGGCTATAACGTCCGTGGCAGAGTCCAACTTAACTGTTACCGAAAAGAAAACCCGCATAGCTGAGATAATAGCGCAAGCGCAGACAAATGTGGCGGGTTCTAACTTAGACGCCACCGCAAAACAACGGTTGGCAACGATACTGGCAGAAGCGCAGACGGCTGCCGCTAACGGAACCTTAGATGCCGCAGCATTGCAGCGAATTGCCATGATACTCGCGCAAGCCGAGACGTCCGGGGCAAATGCGGCACTCAACGCTCTTGTTACACCCCGAACCGCGTATATTAATGTTGTAACCACTGGGGCTAATCAGGGAACATATATCCAAAATACAAGTTCTACACCATATAACGTAGCCGCATACGGATCTGGCGTACCGGGCACTCCGGGTCAAGGGGTTCCCACTATGCAACAAGGCGGCCACGTTACAAGCGGCCCGCAAATGGCACTCATTGGCGAAGCCGGTCCCGAAGCAGTTATCCCGCAAAAATATTGGGGCGGCGTAGCACCGTGGGTATTGGATTCATTACCTAGATATGCAGGCGGTGTAACGACAGGTGGGTTTACCCCCTCTAATTATCAGTATGGTGCGGAAGCAAATACCCCGGGCGCATGGTATAACGAAGGTTCCGGTTCGTGGAAATTTGAAACGCTAGAAGAGCAGCTAACGTGGTTAAAGTATATCGCCGCGCGCGATAACGCGGGTAATGATTTATTACAATTATGGATTAATCAGTCTAAAGGGGTTTACGCACAGCACACTGCGGAACTTGCCGCGCTGAATAATAGAACAAGTACAACCACAACGGATACTAACACCGCCGCTATAGCCTCGTCATGTAACTCTATGGCGGGC